GTGGTTGAAATCTGCTAGTATTCCGCACGATAGGTTTTTGAAGACAGACCTGATTTCGCCCTTGATGAAGCCGGATTCACGGGGTACGATTTTCTTGGAGAGCAAGAAAGAGATGAAAGCACGGGGTTTAGCCAGTCCAGATGCTGCGGATGCTATCTGTGTGACGTTTGCTTTCCCTGTGGCGCATCGGGAGTATCGTGAGGCAGCGCCTCGCAGGTACTCTGACTATTCGGCGGTGTCTACAGGTTGGATGGGTTCATGAAAAAGAATGTATCTCTATCAGTCGGGCGGGGCGAGAAGTTGCCGGTCAGCAAGGGTGCGGGTTTAACTGCCAAGGGGCGGGAAAAGTACAATGCTGCTACTGGCTCTAACTTGAAGGCACCTGCGCCTAACCCCAAGACCAAGGCAGACCAGGGCCGCAAGGATTCATTTTGTGCCCGGATGGGTGCGGTAGCGGCTAATGCCAAAGATGGCGAACGCGCCAAGGCTGCTCTTAAACGATGGAAGTGCTAAACATGAAATCTACCAAACCAGGCCTATACGCCAACATTCACGCCAAGCAGGAGCGCATCAAAGCTGGCTCTGGCGAGAAGATGAACAAAGTTGGCAGCAAGGCAGCGCCTACTGCCAAGGACTTCAAAGACTCTGCCAAGACGGCTAAGAAGAAGTGATGGCTGATTACACGGGCATTAACAAGGTTGGTCAGGTTGCCAATGTTGGCGGTGGGCCGGGCGAGCAGGACGACCAGCGCGATATGTTGGCGACGATGCGCTCACGCCTCACTATGGCGGTGGATGCCTACAGCGACTCGCGCAGCAACGAACTGGATGATCTGCGGTTTATGGCGGGTAGTCCGGACAATCAGTGGCAGTGGCCTGCTGACGTACTAGCGACTCGCGGGGCTGTCCAAGGGCAAACGATCAACGCCCGTCCTTGCTTGACTATTAACAAGCTGCCGCAGCACGTTCGGCAAGTCACCAACGACCAGCGCCACAACCGTCCAAGCGGTAAAGTCATCCCTGCCGACGAGATTGGCAATACGGAAATGGCGGAAATCTTCAACGGCATCGTGCGGCACATTGAGTACATCAGTGACGCTGACACGGCCTACGACACGGCTTGCGAGAACCAGGTTACCTACGGTGAAGGCTACATTCGGGTACTGACTGAGTATTGCGACGAGAACAGTTTTGACCAAGACCTGAAGATTGGCCGGGTTCGGAATTCATTCTCGGTGTTCATGGATCCCGCTATCCAAGACCCATGCGGTGCGGATGCGCGGTGGTGCTTTGTCACGGAGGACGTACCCAAGGACGAGTACGAGCGCCTGTACCCAGATGCCGCGCCGATTAGCAGCTTGCAGTCCCTTGGCATTGGCGACCAAGACTTGACGCAATGGCTGCGGGACGAGACAGTGCGGATTGCTGAGTATTTCTACGTAGAGTACAAGCCTGAGACGCTGAACCTGTACCCCAACAACATCACGGCGTTCAACAACACGCCTGATGACAAGCAACTAAAGGCACTCTACGGCAAGCCGCTAAAGAACCGGGTTGTGCAGCGGCAGAAAGTTTGCTGGGTTAAAACCAACGGTTACGAGGTGCTGGAGAAGCGAGATTGGGCTGGTAAGTACATTCCCATCGTGCGCGTGGTTGGCAATGAGTTTGAGGTTGACGGGCAGATTTATGTCTCTGGTCTGGTGCGTAATGCCAAGGACGCCCAGCGGATGTACAACTACTGGGTGAGCCAAGAGGCTGAGATGCTGGCCCTGGCACCCAAAGCCCCGTTCATTGGCTACGGTGGGCAGTTTGAAGGCTACGAGTTGCAGTGGAAAACTGCCAACACCACCAATTGGCCGTATCTGGAGGTCAATCCAGACGTTACAGACGGCGCTGGTGCAACTCTGCCACTACCCCAACGCGCTCAGCCACCAATGGCGTCCAGCGGCCTTTTGCAGGCCAAATCTGGCGCTTCTGAGGACATCAAAGCGGCCACAGGGCAGTACAACGCTAGTTTGGGCATGGGCGGCAATGAGCGCAGCGGCAAAGCCATTCTTGCCCGGCAGCGCGAAGGTGACGTTGGCACTTACCACTATGTTGACAACCTGGCTCGGGCCATTCGCTATGTGACTCGCCAACTGGTGGACATGATCCCCAAAATCTACGACACCCAACGGGTGGCTCGGATTATTGGCGAGGATGGCGTTACCGACATGGCAAAGATTGACCCGTCGCAGCCGGAGCCGGTCAAGCGGATTGTTGACCAGCAGGGTATTGAGATTGACAAGATTTACAACCCCAACGTCGGCAAGTACGATGTGGTGGTGACTACCGGCCCAAGTTACAGCACCAAGCGGGTGGAGACTCGGGAAGAAATGGCAAACCTGCTGCAAGGCAACCCGCAACTGTGGGCTGTGGCTGGCGATTTGTTTGTCAAGAACATGGATTGGCCTGGTGCTGACGAGTTGGCTAAACGGCTGGCTAAGACTATTGACCCCAAACTTATGGGAGATGACAACGACCCCGCCCTGCAAGCCGCCAATATGCAGATGCAGGCTATGGGTCAGGAAATGCAGCAGATGCAAGAAATGCTGCAAAACGTCCAGCAGTCAATGGAAGCGCAGACGCTAAAAGTCAAAGAATTTGAGGCCGAGGTCAAGGCATACGATGCTGAAACCAAACGCATCAGTGCGGTGCAAGCCGGTATGACTGAGCAGCAGATTCAAGACATTGCTATGGGTGTGGTTGCTGCGGCAATGGAATCGCAAGGCGGTCAAATGCCGGATATGCCAGAGCAGCAGATGGACGTTGAAGGAGCCATGCAATGACTGCCGCGCAACTGATGGGCATACTGTTTTTAGGCCGTAACGTGGCCCATTCGGTGCATTTAAACACCCGCAGCTACTCCAAACACGTTGCTTTGCAGACGTTTTACGACAGCGTAATTGATGTGGCGGATGCGTTTGCGGAAGCCTACCAGGGCCGAAATGGTTTGATTGGCCCCATTGCTATTCCCGCTGCCAAGAAGACGACCAATATCATTGAGTTCCTGCAAGACCAACTTGCAGAGATCGAAAAGGGTCGATACGATGTGTGCGACAAGTCTGACTCTACGTTGCAGCAACTGATAGATAATATCGTTGAACTGTACCTGACCACCCTCTATAAACTCCGCTTTTTGGCGTAAGGAAACATCATGGCAAACTATATGCAATTGGCCGAAACCAAGCAGGTCAAGGTTGGCGCAGGTAAGCTGTACGGAATTTTTGTTTCCGCAACTTCTAGCGGTACTTTGGTTATTTATGATTCTCAGTCATCAAGTACAGGCGACCCAAAAATTTCCGATACGATCACTTTGACTGCTGGCACAACGTACCTAAACATCCCTGCTGGTTTGTTTTTTAACAAAGGGTTGTACATTGTGCTTGGCGGTACTTCGGCATCATTTACTGTTGCCTACGAATAAAGGTAAATCATGACCGCACTTGCCACGCCACCCAAACTCCAATTTTTGGACGCTAACGGTGCGCCGTTGGTAGGCGGCAAACTGTACACCTACGCTGCCGGTACAACTACGCCACAAGTCTCCTACACCGACTTTGGCGGTGGGACTGCCAATGCTAACCCCGTCATCCTAAACAGCCGTGGCGAGGCTTCTGTGTGGCTTGGCACAGCTTTGTACAAGATGGCCTTGTACAGCGCCACTGATGTGCTGATCTGGACGGTAGACAACATTGGCGGGTTTGCTACCTTGGCGCAATTGGCAGCGTCTGGCGGCTCGGCGCTGGTAGGCTATCTTCCCGCAGGCACCGGAGCCGTGGCTACGACTGTGCAGAGCAAGTTGCGTGAGAGCGTGAGTGTGTTGGATTTTGGAGCAGACCCTACAGGCAGCACTAGCTCAACCAGTGCGATTCAGAATGCGCTTACTTACCTTGCATCCTTTGGTGGTGGCACTTTGTATTTCCCGGCGGGATCGTACAAAACAACCGCGCAAATTGATGTGCCTAGCGCCAACATTACATTGCTTGGCAACGGTCGTCGAAAATGCTACCCCGGTTTATTTGTGCCGTCAGCAAATACACTTAGCACTATTTTTGGGGTTCATACCGGAAGAAATCTGTTTCGGTTTAGCAGTGAAACGCTGGATGTACTCAGCAACTTTCACGCAGAAAACATTAATTTTGCAACCCTAGAAGCAGGGAGTATTCCTACCGCAGCATTTGGCTTTGAATGCGGCAACTTTCAGCGGGACTTCACTTTTGAGCGTTGCGGCATACACGGGTTTACGTCCGCTTTTGATGTCTATACCGTTTCTGCCATTGACACTGCAATGGGAGTTTTTAAAGCCATCAATTGCTCTATAAACAGAAATAGTTGGATTGCTCGCAACTTAAATAGCACCCAATGGAACGGGTTTATTTTTGAGAAAAATGAGGCAGGGCAGAATGGTTTTGGCGTAGGAACAGGCGGCATTGATATACGCGCTCACGCCTGCGCTATCCGAGACAATCTGCTTGAAGGGCAACGCGACCCGATCAAAGTTACCGGGACGTTTTCGCCCGTGTTTATTGTGAATAACTATTTTGAGCAAACTGTTGGCTTTGCAAATATCTATGTAAATCAGTGCAAAGGGCCGGTTAACATTCTGAGCAACTTCTATTCCAATAGCACAAATTTAGTAACGCACCGAGTGTTTGTTGAGAAGAGTGCGTTTGTTAAGACGGACGGCCCTTATTGGCCCTCTGGCGCTTACAGATCGTCGCTTCCAAAATTTAGCACCCCCGACACATCAAGTAACGGACTAGGAAACGTGGCTAGTCTGTATTCATCTACAACAAAATTTACTCGCGTTGATGATGTGCAAGATGTGTCCGCGCAGGGGCAAGGCGCGTTTTTGTCAAGCACAAATACAAACGTGACGGGACGCAGGGAAATCAATCCGTTGAGCGGGAACCCAATGCCATGCACAGCATTTACCGCTGGTGGCACTGCCGCAACCAACAGAGTTACATCTTCGCGGCCTGTGACTGCGGCTGTAGGTAACTGGATCGTTGCGTCAGTCATGGTCAAGTTTGATTCAACTATTGCAACTCCCTATCTTTCGTGGTCTGGCTTGTCGGACGGCACGCAAGATTTTAGTTTTGATAACTTTCCAACAGCCGGTATCATTGGTAATTGGTATGTAATTACCGTTGCGTATCGCACTACTGCAATTGTCAGTGGGACGGTTTCGGTGCTTTTTTATCCTTACGGAGTGTCGTCAGCGGCAGGCCCAACTGCTGCGGTTAGTGGCTTGACTTTTAGCGTTGTTGATTCAATTGAAAAAGTAATTCCTTTTGTGTGGTCGGCACGAATTGAGTTAATTAATGCGATCCCAACAACGGGTACATGGGTGACGGCGGACAAGCTATGGAGTTCGGTTCCAGGGGCCAGCACTACGCCTGGGTGGGTTTGCATTGCTGGTGGAACGCCGGGTACATGGAAAGACATGGCTATCTTGGGGCCATGACTATGACCCGCACCGCCACCGGCCTAATCCTCTGGTACATGCGCCTCTGTGGTTTCCACGGCTGGACTAGCTTTTGGAACACCATCTACATGGCTCCAGGCTATGAACTGCACCAAGGCCTGATACGCCACGAGCGCAAGCACTTGGAGCAGATGGAGCGCGATGGCAAGCTGGTTTACTTGGTCAAGTACAGTTATTGGTTATTGCGTTATGGGTATAGAAATAACCCATATGAAGTTGAGGCTCGCGCAGCAGAATGATTTTTTGGCATAATAGCCCCGTACTGGCTCGGTAAACCAGGGAATCTCAGGATTCAAAATGTCAGAAGTAGAGCAATCAGCGGAGTT